TAAGAAGATATGCAAGAGGTGAGCAATCAGTAGCTAAATACAAAAATGAATTAGCTATTGACGGGGACTTATCTTATCTAAATTTGGATTGGACTCCAGTTCCTATCCTTCCTAAGTTTGTAGACATTGTTGTCAATGGAATGTCTAACAGATTGTTTCACGTAAAAGCCTATGCTCAAGATGCTTTATCAAGCGAACATAGAAACAAATACCAGAAGTTAGTTGAAAGAGATATGCTTAACAAAGATATTTTTAGTGACTTCCAAGAGTCTTTTGGTATCAATCCATTTATGACGGATGTAGAAGATCTTCCAGAAAATGATGAAGAACTTCAATTACATATGCAATTAAAATATAAGCCATCTATTGAGGTAGCTGAAGAAGAAGCTATTAATACCATTTTAGATGAAAATCACTACTTAGATGTAAAAAGAAGAGTAGATTATGATATGACTGTTTTAGGTGTAGGTATGGCTAAACACCAATTTTTACCAGGCAGTGGTATTCAAGTAGACTATGTTGATCCAGCTAATGTAGTGTATAGTTATACAGAGGACCCACATTTTAAAGATTGTTTTTATTGGGGTGAGATTAAAACAATGCCAATTGCAGAGCTTATTAAAATTGACCCTGACTTAACTAACGAAGATTTAAAAAAGATATCTCAATACAGTCAAGGTTGGTATGATTATTACAATATCAATAGGTTTTATGAAAACAGTTTGTTTTATAAAGACACTGCTACATTATTATATTTTAATTACAAAACCACTAAAAAGTTTGTATATAAGAAAAAAATGTTAGAAGGTGGTGGAGAAAGAATGATTGAAAAAGACGACAGTTTCAATCCACCAGAAGAAATGATGAAGGAGGGTAAGTTTGAGAGAGTAGAAAAAACTATTGAGGTTTGGTATGAAGGTATTATGGTAGCTGGCTCTAATATTATGTTAAAGTGGGAGATGGCTAAAAATATGGTTCGACCTAAGTCAGCATCTCAACACGCAATGCCAAATTATGTAGCTTGTGCTCCAAGAATGTACAAAGGAAACATAGAATCTTTAGTAAGAAGAATGATTCCTTTTGCAGACCAAATACAAATTACACACTTAAAACTACAACAAGTAGTTGCTAAAATGGTTCCAGACGGTGTATTTATAGACGCTGATGGATTAAATGAAGTAGACTTAGGCACTGGTCAAGCCTATAATCCTGAAGATGCTTTAAGGCTTTATTTCCAAACAGGTAGTGTAGTAGGTAGAAGTTATACTCAAGATGGTGAGTTTAACAATGCCAGAGTTCCTATACAGCAACTTAATACTAGTAGTGGTCAATCTAAAATGGCTGCACTTATTGGAAACTACAATCATTATTTAGGAATGATTAGAGCAGTAACTGGGCTAAATGAAGCTAGAGATGGTTCTACTCCTGATCCAAACGCATTAGTTGGTGTTCAAAAGTTAGCAGCACTAAACTCTAATACAGCTACAAGACATATACTAGAAGGAAGTTTATATATAAGTAGAACTATTGCTGAAGGGTTATCATTAAGAATAGCTGACTTACTAGAGTTTGCTCCATTCAAAGAAGAGTTTGCTAATCAAATAGGAAAGTACAATGTAGATAGAATAGAAGATATTAAAGACTTGTATTTATATGACTTTGGAATATTTATTGAAGTAGCTCCAGATGAGGAGGAAAAAGCAATGCTAGAGCAGAATATTCAAATGGCATTATCTAAAAACGATATTAATTTAGAAGATGCTATTGATATTAGAGAAGTAAGAAATCTTAAAATGGCTAATCAGTTATTGAAACTGAAAAGAAAAAGAAAACAAGATGCTGATAGAGAGGCTGCTGCTTTACAACAACAGATGACTGCACAAACACAGTTCCAGTCTCAGCAAATATCTGCTCAAGCAGCACAACAAAAAATACAGTTGGAAGGTGAGATGAAAATGAGAGAGAAACAAGCAGAGGTTGCTTTTGAGATAGAGAAGTTAAAAAATGAAGCAGCTCTAAAACAGCAGTTAATGACGTATGAGTTTCAACTTAATATGCAATTAAAAGGTGTTGAAGAAAGTCAGATAAACAAAAGGGAAGAAAGTAGAGAGAAAGCAAAGTCTGATAGAATAAGTCAACAAAATACGGAACAGTCTCAATTAATTAATCAGAGGAAAAAAGATTTACCTCCAATTAATTTTGAGTCCAAAGAAGACAGTTTAGATGGGTTCGATTTAGCAGAGTTTGAGCCTAGATAAAATAAATAAAATAATTAGTAACTTTGCATAATAAAATCAAATCAAATGGAAATTAAAGTAAAAGAGTACGATGCTGGACCGCAAAAGTCTAAGGCACAAGTAGAAGAAGAATTATTACAAAAGCACGAAACCGAAGTAAGCGGTGAAAGTGCAGAAGAAACTAAGGTAGAAGCAGTTAAGGTAGAAGAAACTGGTAAAACAGAAGAACCTACTAAAACTGAAGAAACCGTAAAAGAAGAACCCGTTGTGGAAGAAAAGCCACAAATGGGGGAACAAGAAGTTCTTTCATTTATTAGGGAAAAGTATAGTAAGGAAGTAAACTCTATTGATGACTTACTTGCTAAAAGAGAGCAAGAAGAGTTGCCAGCAGATGTAGCTACTTACTTACAATACAAAAAAGAGACTGGTCGAGGATTTGAAGATTTTGCTAAAATTAGTAGAGATTATAGTAAAGAAAGTCCTGACCAAGTATTATCTATGTATTACGCAGAGATGGAAGAGGGTTTAGATAGAGATGAAATAGACTATCTACTTAACTCTAAGTTTGGAACTGATCCAGAAGTGGATTCAGAGGATGACATTAAAAAGAAAAACATAGATAAGAAAAAAGAGCTTGCGAAGGCTTTGAAATACTTTGAAGGTCAAAAAGAAAAATACAAAGTTCCTGTTGAGTCAATGGGCACTAAAGTTTCTGATGAAGACCAACAAATGTTAAAAGCCTATCAAGAACAAATGGAGAAATCCAAGGAAGCTCAAAGCTTAGCCCAAAAGCGAGCAGAGAGCTTTCAGGAGAACACCAATAAATTGTTTACTGAAGAATTTAAAGGTTTTAAGTTTAACATCAGTGATAAAGAATATGTTTATTCTCCTGGCGATTTCAACGAACTGAAGAAGTCTCAATCTGACATTATGAACTTTATATCAAAGTTTACTAATGATCAAGGAGAGATATCTGATGTAGTTGGATATCACAAGTCATTAGCTATGGCAATGAATCCTGAAAAGTTCGCAAAGTATTTTTACGAGCAAGGGGTGGCATCAGCGGTTAATGAGTCTGCTAAAAAATCTAAAAATATAAATTTAGATATGAGGCAAACTCCGCAAGTGACATCAAAACAAGGATTTAGTGTTAAAGCTACGACTCCCTCGTCTAGGCGAGGATTGACAATTAGGTCACCAAAAAATAAATAAGTTAAACATTAAAAATAAAAAACAATGAGTTTAAATATACCAGGTTTCGCTCTACAGCCAAGTGCTACTAGAGTCGCAACCGCAACAAACTATATGACAAGTTTTGATTTTTTGAATCAATACTTGCCAGACACTTATGAAAAGGAGTTTGAAAGATATGGTAATAGAACTATTTCTTCATTCCTTAGAATGGTGGGTGCTGAGATGCCTTCTAACTCTGACCTTATTAAATGGGCAGAACAAGGCAGATTACACATTAAATATACAGACGTAAGTACTACTGCAAGTAGTGCAGCTGATGAAGCTACTTTTACTGTGGCTGATGCTTTAATTCCTGCTAATCAAGTAATGAATGGGACCGCTTCTAATATTGGTATTAGAATAGGTCAAACAGTTATGATATCTGGAAATGCTGGTTTTTCTAGCATATCTAATAAAGGTATTGTCACTGCACTACCTTCAGCTACTTCGTTTACTGTTAAATTTTATGAAGCTGGTGGATATACTGGATCAGGAACTGCTTCAGTACCTGCTGAAAAAGTAAGTGTTTTCATTTACGGTTCTGAATTTGCAAAAGGATCTAACACTAATGATTTAGGATCTGTAGAACCATTTGATACTATTTTAGAAAACAACCCTATTATTATTAGAGATAAATATGCTGTTAGTGGTTCTGATATGGCTCAAATTGGGTGGGTAGAAGTATCTACTGAAGATGGAGCTGATGGATACCTATGGTATTTAAAGGCAGAGCACGAAACAAGAATGAGGTTTGAAGACTATTTAGAAACTGCAATGGTAGAAGCTGTTCCTATGGAAAATACAACTAATGCTGCTGCAGCAAATGGATCTGAAGGTTTATTTCACGCTATTGAAGATAGAGGTAATATTTTTACAGGAGCTATCACTGCTTTATCTGATTTTGATGCTATTATTGAAAGATTAGATAAGCAAGGAGCTATTGAAGAAAATGTTCTTTTCTTAAACAGACAAACATCTTTCGAGATTGATGATATGTTAGCTGCTCAAAATTCTTATGGTAATGGTGGTTCATCTTACGGATTATTTGATAATGACGAAGAGATGGCATTAAACCTAGGATTTACTGGATTCAGAAGAGCATATGATTTCTACAAGACAGATTGGAAATATCTTAACGATCCTACTATGAGAGGTGGTTTAGTTGGTGGAGCTATTGATGGTGTATTAGTACCAGCTGGTTCAACTAATGTTTACGACCAAGTATTAGGAAGAAACGCTAAGAGACCATTCTTACACGTAAGATATAGAGCTTCTGAAACTGAAGATAGACGTTATAAAACTTGGATTACTGGTTCTGCTGGTGGTGCAAGAACATCTGATCTTGATGCAATGGAAGTTAATTTCTTATCAGAAAGAGCACTATGTGTTATGGGTGCAAACAATTTCGTATTGTTTAAATAATAACATAATTTATGGAGGGGAGAAATCCCCTCCTATTTTTTATAAACTTTAAATTAAATCAAATGAAAAAAAAGAAAGAACTAAAAGACCGTATTTATAAATTAAAAAACGGTTATCAACCATTAAGTTTCACACTTAATTCTAGAAATACAAGAAGAAAGCCATTATTATATTTTGATGGTGCCCACAATAGACCTTTACGTTACGCTTCTAATCAAAAAAGTCCTTTTGAGGATGAGCAGGATGACAATGCTGTTTTAGAACCCATTATATTTGAAGATGGAATGTTGTTTGTTGCTAAAACAAATCCTGTGTTACAGGAGTTTTTACATTATCATCCAGATAACGGGGCTAAATTTGAAGAGGTAGATAAAGAAGCAGATGCTCAAAAAGAAGTAGACTACTTGGAAGTAGAAGCTAAGGCTTTTAAACAAGCTTCTGAATTAAGTATAGACCAAATGGAAACTTTAGGTAGGGTATTCTTAGAGCTTAAAGTAGGTAATATGACTACTGCTGAATTAAAAAGAGACATTATATTATTTGCTAAAAACAATCCTGTTGACTTTTTAGATGCTCTTAATGATCCTATGTTAGAACTACAAGATACTGTAGTTAAAATATTTGAAAAAGGATTATTAAGTTTAAGAAACAACGGCAAGGATGTTTATTATAATCTTAAAACTAAAAAAACTAAACTATTAATGGTTCCTTTTGGAGATGACTATATACAAACAGTAGCTGGGTTTTTTCAAAAAGATGAAGGTATTGAGATATACAAAGCCTTCCAGGATATGTTAGAAAAATAGGCTATCTTTGTAAGATTATTAACCACTTAATTTTTTAAACAATGCAAAAGTTTTTAAGTATACCAGTTACTAACGAGCAAAATCAATTAGTCTCGTGTAACGACATTAAATTAATAGAACAAGGTTCTACAACTACCGTAACAATCGCTTATGGTGGTGGAAAAGTTACAACTCTAACTCACGCTGCATTAGCTGCTGGAAGTGAAGAAATGAGAGATGCTATTCAAGATGGTGTTGTTCAAGTATTGAAACAACAATGGACTGAAGTTATTTTACAAATGGGTTCTTTACCAAAAGCGGTAAGCGGAATCGGAATAGTATAAGATATGGAAAAGTTTTTAAACATACCAGTATTTAAATTACTGGCTAGCGGAACAACTGATGAAGATGGAGCACCTACTGATTTAATAGACTCATCTGCTGATTTTGTTGCAGCTGGCGTTCAAGTAGGAGACATTGTTCATAATTCAACAGATAATACGTATCATACAGTTACTTCAGTTACTGCAGACACTTTAGGTGTAAGTGGTGGTGGAGTTGGAGATGCTAAAGCTTATTTTATTCATTCAGCTACTCTTAGCAATAGCCAATTGGTTTCAGCTTCAGGAGTTTTATTAGTAGAACAAGCTAGTACTAGCACTGTTACTATTACCTATGATTCTCCATCATCAGACGCTGATGTTGTTACTTTAACACACACTCCAGTTGCTTCAGGAAGTGAAGCAGTTAGAGATTTAGTAGAAGCTAAGATATCTGAAGCTTATACTTCTAGCTGGACAAACATTTCTCACGATTTGTCTACTATGCCAAATCAAGTAATAGGAATATATTTAGGATAATATTTTTATTATGTGTTACATAAGAGCTTCTATTACTAGAGGCTCTTTTTTTTTGCTTATCTTTGTATCAAAAGATTTTAGATGATAAATTCTGTTAGAAATACTGTTCTTTCTATACTGAATAAAAATAATTACGGATACATATCTCCAAGTGACTTTAACCTTTTCGCAAAACAAGCACAATTAGATATATTTGAAGATTATTTTTACCAGTATAATAATCAAATAAATAAAGAGAACAACAGACTTACTAGACTATCTGGAACAGGATATGCTGACATTACCAAAGGAATAGAAGAAGTAATAGATAGTTTTTCAGTTACGTCATTCTTAACTAGAGTTAATGCCAATATTTATTCTCTTCCTACTGATTATTATTTAATTAATAAAATATTCTATTACTCTACTCAGTTAGCTTCAGGAATTACTACGGGAACTACCGTAGGTAAATTAGATGATGTGGATGCTAACTTTTTAGGAGTAGTAAATATAGGTGACGTAGTAGTAAATACTACTGACTCAACCTCTGCTTTTGTAACGGCAGTTGCTAATACTTCACTTACCTTAAGCAGTGACATAATAGTAAGCGGAGAAAATTATGCAATTTACAATAACAATAATATTGCAGAAGTGGAGAGAGTTAGTCAAGATAAAATATTTTATTTAACTAATTCTAACTTAACAGCTCCTACTACACAATATCCAGCTTATGTGTTGGAAGGGAATAATGTTACTGCTTATCCAACTACTATATCTGGAGTGTCTGATTTACAAACCCAATATGTTAGATATCCAAAAGACCCTAAATGGACTTTTACTTCTCTTAGTGGTGGTCAACCTCTTTTTGACCAATCTCAAGCAGATTATCAAGACTTTGAGTTACCACTGTCAGACGAAACGGATTTGGTAATAAGTATTTTAAAATATGCTGGTTTATCTATTAGAGAATCTGAAGTAGTTCAAGTAGCTGATGCACAGCAAAAAATGGAAATGGTACAAGAAAATAGTTAATGGCTTATATATCACAATATCAATATTATGAAAACAATGGTAATATTCCTGAGAATGCTAACTGGGGTTCTTACCAATATGTTTCTTTACAGGATATCGTAAATAACTATATGTTAATGTATGTTGGTAACAACAAATTAATTAACAATGTAGATAGATATCAAATTTTATTTCACGCTAAAAGAGCAATACAAGAATTAAACTATGATGCTTTTAAAGAAATAAAAATATTACAGTTAGACGTAGGAGATAATCTAAGGTATATATTACCATCAGATTACATAAACTGGGTGAGAGTATCTATATATCACAATGGTTATTTGTTTCCTTTAACAGAAAACATTCAAACTAATTACGCAGAGGCTTATCTTCAAGATAATAATAATAAAATATTATTTGATCAAGATGGGAATGTATTAAAACCAGAAAACTCTACTATTGATTTAGAAAGAATTAATAATACTAAAAAAAGTATTTATTTAAATAAAAATAGCCCTTACGACAATATGGAAGGGTGGTGCATAGATGGATGCTGGTACTTTGATTATGCTGTAGGAAAAAGGTTTGGTTTAAATACTGAGACCGCTAACGCACTACCTACATTTAAAATAGATAGTAAGGGTGGCGTTATTAATTTTAGTTCAGGAGCAGCTAATAGGTCTGTTATATTAGAATATGTTTCAGATGGTATGGAAAATGGCAATGACTCTTTGGTTACTGTAAATAAAATGTTTGAAGAGTTTTTATACTCTTATATAAGTTATTCTATATTAAATACTAAACTAAACGAACCAGAATACATTATAAACCGATACAGAAAAAGCAAGTCATCATTATTAAGAAATGCCAAAATAAGAATGAGTAACATTCACCCTGGAAGACTACTTATGAATTTAAGAGGCCAGGATAAGATTATAAAGTAATATGCAATTAAATAGTTTATTCTTTAAAGGCGTAATGAATAAGTCTACTGACGAAAGGATACTACCTCCTGGAGAATATGTAGATGCATTAAATGCTAGATTAGGCTCCACAGAAGATTCTGAGATTGGAACTTTAGAGAATACCAAAGGAAATACTTTATTAACCAACATCACTAATCAAGGGGTGGCATTAAGTGCTAATGCACTTTGTATTGGTTCTTATGCAGATGACTCTGACGAAACTATTTATTGGTTTATTACTGATCCTGGAGTAGTTGACTTAATTGTTTCATTTAATGTAAAAACTTCTTTAACTAGATACCATATTATATCTACTAGTGTATTAAATTTTAATGTAAGTTATTTAATAACAGGGGTTGAGTTAATAGATAGATTTTTAATATTTACAGATAATTTAAATCCACCTAGAAAAATAAATGTAGATAGGTCTTATGCTTTTCCATTAAGTGGAGTAGACCAAATAACAGCAGATGAGATTAAATTAATAGTAAAGCCACCTATTAATCCACCTACTTTTACTTTGTCTAGTGCTGATAATGATGATCAAAGTTTTTTAACAGATAAGTTTATTTCTTTTGCATACAGGTTTAGATATGAAGATGGAGAGTACTCTGCTTTATCTCCATTTAGCTCACCTGCATTTGAACCTAAAAATGACATTCCTGTAGAAATAGATTTTAATACTATTAAGAATGAATCAATGGTTAATGCATATAATGCAGCCACTGTTTTTTTTAATACAGGTTCTTCTTTAGTAAAAGAAATAGAAGTTTGTTATAAAGAAAGTTCAAGTTTAGTAATTAAAGTAATAGATAGATATAGTAAATCAGATTTAGGATGGGCAGATAATACTACTCAATCTATATTTTTTAGAAATAAAGAAGTATTTAGTGTTCTTTCTGCAAATGAATCTTCAAGACTTTATGATGCCATTCCATTAAAAGCAAAAGCTTTAACACAGTCTGGAAACAGATTAATGTTAGGTAATTATGTAGATGGATATGATATGAAAGACAGTAATGGGTTAGATGTTAAATTAGATTATGTAACTAGTTTAGTTAATATACCTGGTGAATTTAAAGGTCAATTATTATCTTCAGACTATCAAGTGCTTAATGCTAGTTCAAGTCCTAGTACCATAAGTGTGGATAAATCAAAAGCAGTTTATGACTTTGGCTTAACACAATTTAATCAAGGGGCTTTTGTTTCTTTTACAGCTACTTTTACAAGTTTGTCGAGTGGTGCTAATATATATAATCAAGCCGCAGCAACACTAAACTTAACAAGGTCTTCTGATTTTTCATTTACAATTACTTCTACTATTCAATTAACAGATACTTATGCTGATGTGGCTTCATTTGTAGGGAGTGATGATTTTAAAAACCTAATTGGAACAGGACTAAGTTCTGCTGCTTCTCCTCCTTTTAAAACTTTTGCGAGTGCTGCTACAGGTGTTACAGCAGCAGACCAGTTTAATAGTAATTTATTAGACAATAACGCCACTAATAGTGTGGGTGGGGCTAGTGTAACTGCTATTAATTCAGCCGTTCCAAATGCTGCTGCAGCTTCTTCTACTATTGTTTCTCCATCTACTTACCCAACAGGTCAAACAGGTTTTTTAGAGGCTTTCACAATGACCAGCCCAACACAAGTAAGTCTACAAGCTTTAATGGCTGTTTATGAAGCAGGAGGCGTTAAATCATTTGAGGGGTTTGAATTTGCTGACCCTGAATCTAATCCTAGTTTTTTTACTATTAGTTCAAATAGAGATAAAGAAAGTTTACACAGTAATAGAGATTATGATGTAGCTATAATTTATATGGATGATTATGCTAGGTCTAGCACTGCATTAGTTAGTTTAGATAGTAGTATTAATGTTCCTGCAAAAAACTCTACACTAATAAACAAAGCACAAGTTAATATTCCAGTTTCTCAAAAACCACCATCTTGGGCAAAGTATTATAAGTTTGCTATCAAGCCATCTAAATTAAATTATGATACTTTATTTTTTATTAGAGCTGAACCTGATAAAAATGATTCTACTGAATTTTTCTGTTTATTAGAAGGAGAAACTGCTCAAAAAGTATCGGATGGAGAGATATACACAGTAAAAGCAGATATTGATGGTCCTAAGTCTTCGTATGTAGAGGCTACTTGTTTAGAAAAAACTACTAACCCTAATATTGATACTTCATCTCCTTCTTATCCAGGGTCAGGCCCTTACGCTAAATTTTCTCCAGGGAATGAATACAGAGTAAATGAACCTGGTTTAATTAATGAAAAAAATGGTAAAAAACAAAAAAATGTTTTACTTCCATTTAGAGGTATTGATGCTGTTTGCGTTTTGGCTACTGGTACAAGTAATCCATTTTCAAGTGCTACCATAAAAGAAGGAACTAATGTTACTATAAAAATAAAATGTGAAAGACCAGATAATAGACCTAGTAGCACTTCAAATAAGGAAAACAAAAACAAATTCAGTAATTTAATAACCACAAGAAGAGCTGATAAGGAATATTCATCAGGAGCAACACTTCAAGATAATTTAAATCAAATGGTGCAAGATCAGTTTACAAATAATAATGGTTTTTTTGCAAACGATGAAATAGATTACGGTGGAAATGAAGGCGAAAAGTTTAGATATAAATTAAATAATGCTATTACAGTTACTGATGATGACGCCCCAATAGTAGCTTCTCAAAATGCTTCGAATTATGGAGAGCATATTGTTAGTTTTAACACTTTTGATGATGGTGGCTCTTCTGTTGCAGGAATTGGAATTAAGTCAGGTTTTGAGACTAGGTTAAATTACATAACTAATGGAACTTCAAAAGTCTCTATACAAGTAAAAATAAGTAATATACCTGATGGTCTTTTTGTATTAGAGACAGACGGTGAAGATGCCGCTGATGAAATATATTATGAAGGAAATCAAGTTTTTGAAATAACTAATGATTTACATACTGGTAGTGTTCAAAACCAAAATACTTGGACTTTTTATGATAATGCTCAAAATAATGCTTATAGAAGTTCTCAAAGTTTACCCGCATCTACTTATTATGGTGGAAACTTAGCTTTGACTAGTACTGGAGGAACTGCTGATAACGCACCATTTGAGGTGGGTGATACAGTAAACGTACAACAAACTAACTTATCTCCAACCAATCCTCAGTACAATGGTCTTCATACTGTATTAGAAAAACCAGACGCTAATACTATAGTGTTAGACGTTGCTTTTGGAACTGCAACTCCTGTTGAAGGAGGGTCAGTTAATGCAGATGCAATTGTGCTTACTAACTTTTTTAACTGTTACTCTTGGGGTAATGGTATGGAAAGTTGTAAAATACAAGACTCCTTTAAAGAGGATGCTGTAAATATTGGGGAAAGAACTTACACTTTAGCACTTTCTGAATTTAAACAAAAACGAAGAAATGCATCTATTACTTATAGTGGCGTATACAATGATGAGACCAAACTAAATAGACTTAATGAATTTAATTTAGGTATACTTAACTTCAAAGACTTAAATGAAGACTTTGGAAATATTGAGTTGCTTAAAGCAAGACAAAATGATTTATTAGTACTACAAGAA